AGAAGGACAAATAAAACAAGCAGCAAATGGTGTTTACTATAAATTTACAAATGGAAAGTGGATAAGTATTCATGCGGGTGGAAATGCTTCCATTCAAAATAATATACCATCGTCTTCAGTTGCAAAAGCTGAATTTACTCCACTTCCAATTCAGAATCAGAATTATAATGCTCTTGCAAAATATGATCCCACATCAGATGGAACTAGTTCGACTAAAACAAATATTGTCATGATCCGTCAAATTGAACAAGTAGGGTAAATAATACATAAGAAAAACAAAAAATGCAGAAGATAAACCCAAGAGAATTTAGAATCAAAAGTAGAGACGGAAAATTAGAAGAATTTTCCGAAACTGCCATTACAACATTTACTTATTGGGAAAGCATTCTATCTACTTCTGTTCAGGCAACCATAAATTATGTTGATACTGGAAGTAGAAGTTCACAAAATCAATCTTCTGGAACAGAATCAGAAGGATTGGATATCCAAGGAACAGAAAAAATATACTTGTCTTTTTATGACGAAGATAATAACCAATTAAGATTTAATACTGATGTAACTGCTTTAAGAATATACAATGGAAATCCAGTACTATCCGATACAAAAAAAGAAGTAATCTCATTTAATTTATGTACTACTGAGTACTTAAAAAAGTTTTATACTGATTTCTATGTGACTAGATTTTATGAAGGAAAAATATCTGATTCTGTAAACAAAATTTTAAAATCAGATTTGAAAACTAAAAAACCTGTTTTTATAGATGAAACTTCTAATACTTTAAGATTTTATGGTCATGTGGATTGGACTGCGCAAGACGCTTTACTCTGGTTGTCAACACAATCTATACCAAACTTACCATCTGCGAAAGGTAAAACTGCAGGCTATTTCTTCTATGAAACATCAGAAGGATTCAAATTTAAGTCTATTGATGTCTTACTTGGACAAGAAGCAAAGAGGACATATATTTACACAAATACAAATGCAATTCCTTCTGGGACATCATCAGGAAGAAAATACGAAAAAATATTGACCACTCCTATATTCAAATCTTCTGTAAATGCAGTAGACTTAATTAAAAAGGGAGCATATAATTCCAAGACTTATGTATTTGATCCAGTATATGATCGTGTTAGATCAGTCACAACTGACAAATCAGATCAAGAAAAAGGAATAAAAATGGCAGGTAAGTCAATGCCAGATTTTATTGACCCAGATTTAACTGGGACAACAAGAATAAATTTTACCACTAAAGACTTATCTTTACTACCAGGAGTAGATGCAAAAGAGCAACTTACTAGATCTAATGAAGAAAATTTAGTGGTGACTGATATTGTAAACCAATCTCAGATGCGATATCAGCAATTATTTGCCATTGAACTTTCATTCACAATTTTTGCTGATTTGACACTACATGCTGGAGATGTAGTTGAGTGTTTCTTCCCAGAAATATCTTCAAAAGCAACTCAACCAACGAGTTCAAAAAAATCTGGACTATATATGATAGTAGACTTATGCCATTTCATCTCAACCAATGGTCCATCATACACTACATTAAATTTGGTTAGGGATTCTTATGGCAGGAGAATTAACAAATGAAAACTAAAATCTACGATACTATTCTAAGAATAGAAAAGGAATTAGATTCCGAATGTTCAAAGCAAAGAAGAAGGCATTTGGAGAACGAATTAGAGAGACTATTAGAGTACATCCAACACAATCCAGATGTAGAGTTTACTCCTACTTCACTGGAATTATTCTGCGACGAAAATCCTGAAGCATTAGAATGTAGAATATACGAGGAATGATTAAATGAGTTTAATTCGAAGTGGAGCTTTTAGTGGAGCGAACCAATTTGGGTATTATGGCGATTATGATGCGGTTGTAGTTGAATGTAGCTGGACATCAGAAACTGATGCTGGATTGAAGCAAACACTAGAAGAAAAACTCAAAGACAAAGATCAAAACGGAAATCCCAAGAAAATTGCAAAAAGAGAAGTAAGGGTTAGAATAAGTGAGATTCATACGCCAGATGCAACTTCTCTTCCAAATAATAAATTACCTTGGGCAGAAGTATTATCATCCTTAAATGGTGGTAGCGGATATCTATTCACTGGTGTTCCACCACAAGTTTCAGTTGGGGATTCAGTAATAGTTAGATTTAGAAATGGAAATGTAACTAAACCTGTTGTAACTTCTGTTAAAGGTAGAACATTTTATGAGGATGCATATCCAATAAATTATGACCCCAAAAATGCTCTAGATGCATATGCAAATCCTCCTATTTTATTAGGAGTTCCAAGTGTTCCAAATTATGGATTCTTAGACGCAAATCTTTTCAATTTCAACACTGCAGAATTTGCCATAAAAGATAATTGGCATGTAAATATACAACCATTTGAAACTGATTTGGCTGTACCTTGTGCAAATGAAGTCAATGATGCAACTGAAGTAAAAACAGCTATTTCAAATGCAATCAAAGAAATAGAAAGATTCAGAAGACAAGTAAACCAATTTGCAGCAAATAGATTAAATTTTATAAATGAAATTCAATTAAAAATAGACAAATACGCAGATATAATTTCTGGTTGGATTTCAGGTAAAATAAAATGGTTACAAGAAGAAATATTAAAAAAAATAAATGCAGCGTCAGTTGCTACAGCTAATGCTCTTCCATTGAATGCTAGATTTCCGATCAGGGAAGGACAAAACATATTAGTACAGGCAATATACTGTCTATTCAATAAAATATTAGATAAAATAACAGATGCTATCGTAAATTTCTTATTGGATTTAGTTGATAGATTTATTTTAGTTCCTTTATGTGCAATTGAAAATTTATTACAATCATTGTTGAGTAAAATACTAGGATTGATTACATCTGTTTTAGGTGCAATATCTTCATTGATTGGATCCATTTCTGGGCTAGTCGATCAAATTTTATCTACTATAATTGATCTTCTTTCGTTGTTCAATTGTGAACCACCCAATAAATGCCCAGATGTTAACAAGTGGAATCTATTAGATGGCGCTGGAGACAATGCACAAGGATTCGAATTTGATATAAACAGTATACTTAAGAAGGCAGAAAGTTTTGCCGATCAAGTCGGTAATATCGCAAGATCAGTTTACGATCCTGATACTGGAGAACTATTGGGTATTGATATTGATGATTTCGATTTGAATCTAAATGATGCTTTAAGTGATTTATCTTGTAGTGGTGCTCCAATTTTATGTGGTCCACCTAAAATTGTATTTTTTGGTGGTGATGGTTCTGGTGCAACGGGAAATACTATAATCAGTTCAGCTGGAGAACTGTTGGGTGTAGATATCACTGGAACTGGATCTGGTTATTCAAATGCTCCCTTTGCATCAATTGTGGATGATTGTGGTAAAGGTAAAGGAGCCGTAGTAAAAACAAAAATTGGAATTGTTCCACCTGATCTAACTTTTACTGCTAGAGCCATAGCAAATGGAGTAGTAGAATTAAATTGGAAAACAAAAAGAGCTAAAGTTGTGGAAACTAATTTTGGCTCATCCTTATTATCTGGGACTATAAATGTAACTCCAACACAAGATACAACATATACAGTGAAGGCAATCGGTAAATATGGTCAATATAGAGAGAAGTCAGTAATAGTAAGAATTAATAATAATTCTTTTGAATACCCAAAAGAAGAAATCACCACGCTCGATATTAATAGTGTTGTAGAAGACATATACGATAATAATGACAGTGGAACTACAGGTCCTAAAGAAGATAGCCCAACAAATACAGATGGTGGAGGTTCTGGTGGAGACACAGAATGTCCACCAGAACAACCATTTATATCAAACCGTAGGATACCAACTAAAATAGATCCAGAAGATCTTGGAGTCGTTTCTGTTTTAGTTGTCGATCCTGGTTATGGATATTTACCAAGTCCAGATGGAAGTCTTGGTGGAGAAGGCAGAACATGGGCAAATCCAGAAGATACTGTAGTAAAAAGAAAAGATGGAAGATATGATCTTCCATATCCACCAAATTCTGTAGTTGAATTAAATAAATGTGATTTTGTGCAGCCACCAGGAGAAGATCCATTTAGACCAAATGAAGATACTGAATACATCACACCAGAGCCTCCGGTAGGATATGGAAGAATAATTCGTGGATCTGAGCCTAGCTTTGGTGATGGACGATATAATGTTATTCTTTATATTTGTGAGGTTGAAATTTTAAATGCTGGAATTGGATATTCCCCAACAGATACAATAAAAATTGTTCCTGATAATGGTGCTCAATTACAACCAACTTTCGATAAAAATGGATCTTTAATTAGAGTTACAATTGTTGCTCCTGGAAGTGGATTTTCACAATTTCCAAGCATTTTCATTGAGTCTAATACTGGATTTAATGCTCAGATGGTACCCAAATTGTGTGTAGAAAGAGTAGGGAATCTAACTGAAGATGATCCAAATAAATATGATGGTAAACAAATTATTAGTGTAGTTGACTGTGTAGGTAGAAATTAATGGGACAAAAAGCAAATCCCTATGTCAATAGAGTAGGAAATAAAGATGGTGAAATTAGATTTGGTAATATAGATGATAATAATACTTTATCTGGTGTAAGTATTCGTAATGGATTCCCATTTCCAATTGCACATTACATGCAAATGGATTCTACGGGAAAACTTGCTGGTGGAACTATAAATCGTTGTCCTGGTGTGTATCAAATCAAATGTGGAGATTATCCAACTGATGATGTTGCATTTGTTTTACATGCAGTAGATGGCGATATTATCATTGGCGCACCAAGTGGAAGAGTAAGAATCTTTGGTGAAACAGTTGATATTATAGCAACTGGTGGTGGCACATTAAAAGGAAATATAAATATCTCAGCAAATAATAATGTAAATATTGATGGAAAACAAATTAATGCCAAAGCAACAGCGGCAATGAAATTTGTTAGTTCTGGATCTGGATATATCACAGTCAGTAATAATTTATATCTAAGTGCTTCATTTATTAAAAATAATTCTGGAGCTGCAGTAAAAATTCCACCAAACTTTACTGGAAATACTGGTCCACTAGAAACAATACAAACACTAAAGAAAACATTATCATCATTTTTGTAAATTATGTCAGACTTTAATGCGATTAATGTTAGTGACCAGGTAGCTATATCAGCAAATCCAGCTGGTATTGGTCCACCAATACCAATTCCAATTACATTTAATCCTTTAAGTGGATTTCTACATGTAAGTGGTGCATCATTACTTGGGAATCCATTGGGATATCCTGGACCATTAGGAAATGTAATGATCGGACGCAGCTCCGATTTGAAACTTAAGGCATTACCAATGCTTTATGTTAGAAGTACGCCAGATCCACCAACGCCAAGAGATGTTGTGATTGGCGATCCAGTTGGTCCTGTTGGAATTGCGGTAAACTCTCTGATTATCAATATACTTAATTCTAGTTCAATTAATGTGAATTCTCCATTATTATATTGGTCGGGAATAAAGAATTTACTTGGCGCAGAAACAATCACTGGAGCAAAAGCTCAAACTGGTGCTGAGGCAAGATCTGGACTAAAAACAATTAATGGATCTACAGTCATCAATGGAAACCTAGATGTAATTGGTAGTCTTTCTTGTAGGAATGTTGATCTAGTTGGTACTATTAATGTACAAGGCTGGAAAGAATTTGATATCCCACATCCAACAAAACCAAATCATAGATTGGCTCATGCATGTATTGAAGGTCCTGAAATTGGAGTCTATTATCGAGGTAGATTAAATAACAATAACATAATTGATCTACCAGATTATTGGAGAGGATTAGTCGATGCTGAATCAATATCAGTTCAATTGACACCACATGAATGCTACCAAGAATTATATGTAAAAGAAATTCAATGGGGAACTAAAATTATTATAACTAATAATTCAGGTGGTCCTATAAATTGTAGCTATGTTGTTTTTGGTAAGAGAAAGGATGTACCAGATTTAGAAATAGAATATGCTGGAACTGAAATGAAAAGGAGATAGTAATGGCAGTATCAAAAAAAATTAAAGACGATATTAGTAAAAAAAGAGCACAAAAAGAAAAGAATATTGAGAATTACAAGCAAGAGATATTGGTCGTTGACGCAGAAAAAGAACCATATGATGATGCTACAAAACAATTAGATCTTGATATACTAGCTTCGATTGAGAAAGTAAATAAATCTATATACGACACTCAAGCTGCATATCAAGCTAGAATAGATTCTGGCTGTTATAGTAATCTATATTGGAGCGTAGTAGGTTATACTCCAGGAGATACAGTAGTAGATATTATAGTGGTTGACTCTTCGTCATCTAATTATGTTGGACCAATATCATATGTACAGCCTGTAACTGGAAATATAATAACACCGTCTGGAAATGCAAAAGTAGGTTTAACAACACAAAATCTTTATGGATTGAAGTATTACGATCAACCATATCTTAAAGATATTGGCGACACTACTCTTGGTACTTTTGTTGGATTAATAGGACTTGGTTCAACTGTTCTTACGATCATATCTCAGACTCCAGACGATTTAATTGTAGGATTTGAAACTGGAAATGTTATTACATGCTCAAAGAATGGTGTGTTTCCATCTACGACAAATACTATTGTTGGATTTGGCACTACTGTTGTTAGTGGAATATCAACTGCTTTAAATGAAGTCATAGGAGTGACAACAGACCCATTCTATACTGTTTCCCTTATCTTGAAAGATTCCACGATTGGATTTTCTTCATTACCAGAAGCAGATGGATCGTATGTAGATTATACCGTTGTAATTTCCCCAGAAGATTTTGAAAAGCAGAATCCAAGATTTCGATATGAAATTAAGACATCGAAAGGTTCAGATAAGAATAAGAAATTTACAAAAAATCCATTTTCGCCAGAAACAATTGGAATTTTAAATAATAATACTGCTGGAACTGGATATAAAGTCGTATTGGATAATTCTGGATATCCGTCTGCAACACAAGAATGGAAACCAGAATTAAAGGGAATAACAAGAGATGGAGAAAAAGTAAAAGAACCCAATGTTGGTGCTGGTAGAATATATTTTAAAACTGGATTTGCCTACCGTCCAATTGTTCCAGGTTTAGGAGGTGGAACACCAGCACCTGAAGGAACAACCATAACTGGAGCTTCTATTTCAACACTAAACACTTACTATGAAGCAACTCCATCTTGCTCTTCTTCAATAAATAATCTTGTCAATTCTGCTGCTGCAAATCAGGCAATAAAAGAATCTTCTATATCTGGTCCATGTGTTACAAATATAGAAGATGTCGCAAATGCAATGCGAGATGAAAGAAATGAATATGCTCTAAGAATATGGGGAATGCGCCAATCTATCGGAAATCAAAATAATGAAATAGATAAATTGGAGGCTCTTGATATATACTTAAACCAAAGTTCGCCAATCATCGATGGTGAATCATCATCTAATTGTGTATAATTATGAAGAATACAATTTACGAAGTCACAGAAAATACCGTATCAGTTAGAGGAAAATTGATACATTCAAATCAAATTGAATTGCCAACATCTTGGAGAGACACAATCGACCCAAGAACAATCACAGTTACATTGACTCCTGTTGGCTCATATCAAAATTTAACTGTAAAAAGAGCAGATTCAGAGGAAGTTATAGTACAATCAAATGGTTCTATTCCTATTGATTGTTATTATCATATATCTGCAGAGACTAAATAACTTATAAAGTGTTTATGTAAAATGCCATATATAGGAATTAACACTGGAACTACACCGAATGATGGAACTGGTGACACTTTGATTCAAGGTGCAGCTAAAATAAATCAACAGTTTCAGGAATTATATAATAGTATTGGAGTAAGAAATTACACAGTTACTAATACCAGTAAAACAATTGATTTAAGTGAATTTTGTGTTGTGACAGCTGCAGGTGTACAATTGCAGTTACCTTCTGTGCAAACTAATGGATCTACAGTTCAAGTTTGCGTTGCTGGTACATTCACAAACACTCAGGTTTTAAGACCGACTGCTCTTGGTTCTGGAGTAAAAATCATGGGTCTTGAAGAAGATTTTACAATAGATCAATCAAATGTAACTGTTACTCTAGTTGGAATACAGACTATAACTGGTACTCCAAGTAGTTTTGATTGGAGATTAGTTTGATTATACTTTTAGAAATAAATAAAATTAATTAACATATAATCTGATGGCATATCAAGGTATAGTTACTGCTACAGGTAGTGCGGATAGTTTATATCAAGGAGCACTGAAAATTAATAGTAATTTTCAGGAACTTTATAATGCTATTGGTGATGGAAGTGCTTTAACTCTAACTCAAAACCGTTCAATTAATACAGGAGCTGGTTTAACTGGAGGAGGAGATTTAAGTGCAGATAGAACTCTTGAGGTTGATGCCACTGTAGTGAGAACTTCGGGAACACAAACAATAGGAGGATCCAAAACTTTTTCAAGTGGAGTTACAATTAATTCCGGTGGATTGACGGCAAATTCACAAACAATTACTGCAGGTATTTTTTCTGGATCCAGTGTCAGCGTAACAGGGAACATAAATGCAGGTATTTTTTCTGGATCCAGTGTCAGCGTAACAGGGAACATAAATGCAGGTATTTTTTCTGGATCCAGTGCCAATCTAACAGGAATCATAACTTCAGGTGGAGTTACAATTAATTCCGGTGGATTGACGGCAACTTCACAAACAATTACTGCAGGTATTTTTTCTGGATCTAGTCTCAATCTAACAGGAAACATAACTTCAGGTGGAGTTACAATTAATTCCGGTGGATTGACAGCAACTTCACAAACAATTACTGCAGGAACTTTTTCTGGATCCAGTGTCAGCGTAACAGGAAACATAACTTCAAGTGGAGTTACAATTAATTCCGGTGGATTGACAGCAACTTCACAAACAATTACTGCAGGAACTTTTTCTGGATCCAGTGTCAGCGTAACAGGAAACATAGATGCAAATGGTGTAAATCTTGGGTCTGTTGCTACAGGATATTATGGTGATAACACTAACTTAGCACTTAGAGTTCCAACTGGTGGTGGAGGATTATATATCCAATCGCCTTCTCCAGGAGAAACTACTTGGGCATTATTTAGATCGACAAGAACCGATTTTAACAATAATATTTACGCACCTGGATTTATTGACAGTGAAGATAACAATTGGTATGTGAATCCTAGTGGAAATAGCAGAATTGTAGAACTTCACATTAATGGATCCATTCCAGGTCAAGATCCTGCAGTATTTGGTTCAGGAGGTTTTGGTGGAAGATTGTTTTCTGGTGGTTATGACATGGCAGCAGCTGGCGTCCCACTAAGAATTAACAGAACAGCTGGCAATGGACTTGCAGTATCAATTAAAAAAAATGGAAATAATGTAGGTAATATCGATATTACTAGTGATGATAATGTCAATTTCACTTCATTTATGGGATCACACTGGTCTTGTCTTGAAAATAGAGAAAAACCAGATATTTTAGTGGGAACTATACTGGAAACTATTGATGAATTGGTAGAATGGAAAATTATTGAATTTGATTATTTTGATGAATTATTAGATGATTATCGCAAAAAGAGAATTCCTTATAATGGAAATCTGGAAATTAATTCTGAAATTGAATTTACATACGATGATCAACAATATACAGGAATTATTAAATTAGAACAACAAGAACTAGAAAATGTTTATGATGTTTATAATGAGGCATTAAATAAGCATGTAAAAGTAAAAGTAAGTGATACCATTGGATCTTCTGCAGTCTTTGGGGTATTTATTAGTTGGGATAATAATGTTGATATGGAAAGGGAAGATGAGCATAAAGTCGAACCTTGGAAAGATCTAAATGTTGGAGCAATTGGAAATTATTTTGTTAGAATCGCACCAGATCAAGTTGTAAATATTGGTGATCTGATTGAATCAAATGGTGATGGATGTGGTAGAGTTCAGAGTGATGATATTATTAGAAGCAAAACAGTTTGTAAAGTTACATCTACGATCAAACAAAGAGTTTATGGTGATGGATCTTATCTGGTGACTGCTGTTCTATATTGTGGATGAGGAAACGCTTTCATACGCAGATCCACTTATTCTCTTTTCTTGGTATTGTTTGGACTGAACTAATATTTGAATGAACGATAAAATAAATATAAAATAACGGAGAAAATTAAATGAGTACTTTAAGTCAGTTTATAGGAAATGGAACGATTCCTATTGGTGGAATTATTATGTGGTCGGGAAGTGTTGCTACTATTCCAACAGGATGGGCTCTTTGTAATGGATCAAATGCAACTCCAGATTTAAGAGAAAGATTTATTGTTGGTGCTGGTGGAGACAACTCCACCGTAGCAGGAACAACAGGATATAATCCAGGAGATAATGGTGGTGCTAATACCGTTGCTCTTACAACAGCACAAATGCCTTCTCACGATCACGGTGGAGTCACTGGTGCTGACGGAGCACATACCCACCTTACATCACAAAATTATGTGTATGGTTTAGGATCAAGTGGAAGACAGAGTGGTGGAGCAAATGCAGTACAGACTTATAGTGAAACAAACACCATGAATTTGGCACCAGCTCACACTCATACAATTTCCGCACAAGGTGGAGGAGAAGCACACGAAAACAGACCTCCATATTTTGCTCTGGCATTTATTATGAGGATCGCTTGACATCCACCCCAGGACCTGCTATGATACTTGGGTAATCACGAAACGAACCGAATGCAAGATGAGTACCTATCTCGTTGTGTCGTAGACCCTCTTAAGCGTACTGTATATCTTTACTCCAGTGAAGGGTCAGAAAAACAAGTGTCATGTGATACTCTCCAAGAATTTATGAATGTGCTACAATTTGTTCGTGCAACAGTCGATGAAAGCACTCTTTCTTATGTAAATCCTCTATGAGACCAGAAACAAAACAATCAATGGAAATGCTGTTTTCAGCAAAATGGAATGTTCCAACTGCAGCAGCAAACTGTAATCTTACAAATAAAGAAATGAAGATTACATTTAATGAATATTGTCGTTTACATCCTGCTACTTATGTGGTAGAATGTGACAGCCAACTCAATCTTTTTTGAGTTTTTTATGCGAGTATGGTGGAATCGGTAGACACACCAGACTTAAAATCTGTTGGGAGTAATCCCGTGGGAGTTCGAGTCTCCCTACTCGCATTAGAGGAAACAAACAACCTCTAAATAAACAAAAGTAGGAAAAGTTCCTATGAAGTACAGAATTGATGCCAGGTATTGTTGGTATAATAAGGGAACCCAAATTGTTCTGATGTACTTTATAAACCAAGTTCCATTCACTTTTGATGAACTTCCAGATGATTCAATTTACGATCTGGAATTAATCAAATTAGCAGACACAGAAAGAAGATTTGAACCAGAGGATTTATATAGAACATCATTCTATTTGATTGATGAAGAATGTCATCCTCTTATGTTTGAACTTGAACTGGAAAATCCAGAAATGTTGCCTGTTGATTAATTTGCTGGTGTAACTCAATTGGTAGAGTAATTCTTTTGTAAGGAATAAGTTGCAGGATCGTGCCCTGTCACCAGCTTAACTAAATAATAATACCTGAATGACGGCAATCTTCAGGGGGAGGGTGAAAGTCCCTCCTTTTTAGTATAAATAGTATTGCCGTCATTTAGAGTAGAACTATGCCAAATTGGTCAGAGGAAGGATTTCAGCGTATAATTGATGCTGGAAAAAGAAGTGCTTTAATTTCCAAAGAAAGGTCTAAAAAACTTCAAGAAGAGTATTATAAAAATCCAAAATTATGTTTAAATTGCAAAACTGTAATATCTTATGAAAAAAAAAATCATCTAACAAATATTGTTGCCGTTCTTGTTCAATACAAGTAAATAATAGAAAAAGAACAAAATCAGTTGAGAAGAATTGCCTTCACTGCAATAACATATTAGGAAAATCTGCAATTAAATTTTGTTCTAATAAATGCCAAAGAGAATATGAATATTCTCAAAGAGTTTCTATGTGGGTAAATGGGAATTATTTAATAAAATCAAGAGATTTTTTTAGAAGATACTTAACAGAAACACAAGGATATAAGTGCTCTTGTTGTAATATAAGTGAATGGAATGGAAAATCAATTGTTTTGGAGATAGACCATATAGATGGAAACTCTGATAATAATAGACCAGAAAATTTGAGATTTATCTGTCCAAATTGTCATTCACAAACTGATACATACAAAGCAAGAAATGTGGGTAAAGGAAGACATTATAGGAGAGAAAGATATGCTGCTGGACAAAGTTACTAAATTATGATAGAATAATCAAAGAGATAAAACTCCAAAATGTCATTAATTTCACAAAAAGACCGAGAACTTGCTATTGAAGCGTTAGAGCATTATAAGACACAAATTCCACTAACCATTACTATGGGAGAACTTGTTTCTGATACCGTCATCAAACAAGACGAACAAAAAATGATGGAGCTAAACGCTCTAATCAATTGGATCAAATTGGAGTATCAAAAGAATGAACATTAAACTCTGGTATTGCGAGTCCATGAAGCAATGGCGTTGGACTCTCACAGACAGTTCACGACCTATCATCAAACAAGAATCTGGACAACAGCCAGATCTTCGTGCAGCAATGAATGATGTTGCAAATACTGTAGAATACTTGATGGTAAAAGAATAATAAATCATCTAATTGTTTTTTTCTTATGATAAATAAGTCATAAGGAACTCATAGAAATAAGATGGGATTAAGTCGCCTAGAGAATTTTATTCGTAGTATAAGGGGCAATATCATATATGTTGATCCTAATGCATTAGATTCCACAGATTCGATTGAAAACACTGGAACTTCTCTTGCAAGGCCATTTAAAACTTTACAAAGAGCTTTAATTGAAGCATCTAGATTTTCGTATCTACCAGGACAAGATAATGATAAATTTGGAAATACTAGTATATTATTATATCCTGGAGATCACTTAGTTGATAATCGTCCTGGATTGATTCCAACAGGATCAAATTTCCGTTTCAGAAACGGTTCACCAACATCTGATTTTACTCAATTTTCTGCTCAAAGTAATTTTGATTTAACTACAGATAATAATGAATTATATAAACTGAATTCTGTTCATGGTGGCGTAATAGTTCCTAGAGGAACATCAATTGTTGGAATGGATCTCCGTAAGACAAAGATCCGTCCAAAATATGTTCCAGACCCAACTGATGATACAGTAGAAAGATCTGCAATTTTTAAAGTTACTGGTGCATGTTATCTATGGCAGTTTACAATATTTGATGCAGATCCAAATGGACAATGTTTTTACAATTACAATAATGTAAAAGCTGTTCCCAATTTTTCACACCACAAACTCACAGCGTTTGAATATGCTGATGGTGTAAATAATGTTGATTTAAATATCGGTTCTTTTGATAGAACTGATCTTCAAATGTATTATGAAAAAATTAGTATCGCTTATGGTGATTCTAGCGGAAGAAGAATTGATCCCACATATCCAAATGCAGTTGATATTCAACCAAAGATTGATGAATATAGAATTGTAGGATCAAAGGGAGAACAAATTGGAATTACTAGCATAACTGCAAGTGGAACTAAGATCACTGTAACTCTTGATGATGATGTCCCATATTTACAAGTAGATACTCCAATTCGTATAGACGGAGTTTTGACAACTGGATATAATGGACAGTTTGTTGTCAATGCCGTCGTAGACACAAATAAAATACAATATAATGTTTCAACTGCACCAACAATAACAGATGGTGGAAGTGGAGGAACTCTATCAGTTGTAGTTGACACTGTAACTTCTGCTTCGCCTTATATCTTCAACATCTCTCTGAGATCTGTATATGGAATGTGTGGCTTACATGCAGATGGAAATAAAGCAGATGGATTTAAGAGTATTGTAGTCGCACAATTCACTGGAATTTCGCTACAAAAAGATAGTAATGCATTTATATTATATAACCCAACCACAGGACTGTATGAAGATAGGACAACCTCATCTACATCAAATCTGTATTCAAATTCTAAATCTAGATATAAACTAGGTTATTTAAATTATCATGTAAAAGCAAGTAATGATGCTATTATTCAGGCAGTATCTATTTTTGCTATTGGTTATGCTGAGCATTTTGTAGCAGAGGCTGGTGGTGATCAATCCATCACAAACTCTAATTCAAATTTTGGTGCAAATTCCTTATCATCTAGGGGATTCAAAACGAGTTCATTTACCAGAGATGATGTTGGATATATTACACATATCATTCCACCACAAAAAATAGGATCACAGGAAACTGTAATCTCACCATTCATTGAATTTAATTCTATTGATAGAACAAAAACATTAGCAGTTGGTAGTTCAAATAGACTATACTTATACAATCAAATTAATGAACTATCAAGACCACAAGTTGTTGTTGATGGATATAGAATTGGTGCAAAACCAGACGATACTTTAAATGTACTACTTTCTGGTCAGGAATATGGTGCTATCATTGTCATGCAAGGTAGCACTCAGACTAGTTATAGGAAGTCAGCTAAAGTCAAAAAGAAAATAGATGGAATTAGAAATGAGATTAATTCCAATATTATTACATTAACAGAAGCACATGATTTCGTTAATGGTGAATCTATAAAAATAGTGAGTTCTGATGGATCACTACCAAGTGGAATAGAACCAAATAAAATTTACTATGTTATTACAAGTTCTACTCTACCTACATTAACTTCAAGTCAAATTAAATTAGCAAAAACATTTAATGACGCTTTAAATGGCGCAAATATAACATCTGCGATAGATCTTTATAGCATTGAAACTGGAAACCTAAAAATAGTAAGTAAAGTTTCTGATAAAGTTGCTGGAGATCCTGGACATCCAATTCAATGGGATTCCACAAATAATCAATGGTATTTGAGTGTAAAGAGTTCCAATCCAATTTGGACTGCTTTATCAACATATCCATTTGAAGCTACGCCAAGAACTTACATCAAACGAACAATTGATACTAGAAGTTTAGACGATAAGATATTTAAATTTAGATATGTTATACCAAAAGATTCTTTGGTAAAAGGTAGACCACCATTAGACGGATATATTATACAAGAGTCTAGTAGTAATATTGGTTCTGACTTTGAACTTTCTTCTCAGTTTGATTTTGATGTCAATACAATAACTCGAACAGATAATTTTAAAAACATTAGAGTTATTGCAGATGCCAAACACTCTGGTGGTGTTGTAACAATCACATCGGAAGTTTCACATAATTTATCAATTGGATCAAAAGTTGATATTAGACAAATTTCTTCATCTGATAATACAACAGCTCAATATAATGCTGGCTATAATGGAATTTATACAGTAACTGATATTCTAAGTTCAACAGAATTTAAATATAGTACAAATAAATCTCCAGGTACATTCTTAAATAATACTTCTTTAAGAACTGTAAATCTACCTTACTTTACTCGTAAAAACTATAAACAAACTTATATTGTCTATAGATCACAAGAAGTTCAACCTTACATTAGAGATGTACAGGATGGAATATATCATATTATAACAATAAACACCTCGAACTCACCGAGGCCAGCTGAATTCTCACAATTAAAATTCAGTCAACCTATTCAATATCTCTACCCACAAGAAAATAGAGACAACCCCATATCAGACCCACAGTCTACAGTATCGTATGCTTTACCAGATCCAATTGGACAGGTTATTATTGATGATCCCCAAAGTAGCCTAACAAAAGAAACTGTTGACAAATTCCAAAACGATTTTAGATCTAAATTTGGTATTTCAAATATAAGATCTTTAACTGGAACATCACATACAATTTATACTGACATTGACCATGGACTGAATGGAATTACAAAATTAAGTGTTGTACCTGGAAGTGCTGGATTAGCATATGGTTCAATAGCGGGAGTTTCAGGAGATTTATATAATGCTCGTCTAGTTGGATTTGCTGGATCTACTGTTGGTGAAGGAGCAACAGCTGTTATTAGAATTGATGCGAGTGGATCAATTACAAGCGTAAATGTAATCAATCCAGGTAGCGCATATGGAGTAGGAAATACTTTATCAGTTGTTGGTGTAGCGACTACTGCAGGACATGTAGTTGGTGTTGTTCAGGTAGATGCGATTAATAATTCTATCAATGACACAATTTACATAGATGAAATTAGAGCTGATGACATTTTAGAGTATAACAACATATACAGAGTTAGTGGAATTACAACTAGTAGATCCATAAATGTCATATCTTCGTCTAATATATCTAAGATTGTTACAAATGGAATTTCGACTTTAACCTCTGTTTCAAATGTAACTTCCCAATTAGGACCAAAATCTTTATTGGTCTCATCTATATTGCATCCATCAAATTCAACTACTGGTATAGTTACAACTACTACAGCACATGGATTAAAGATAAATTCAAAGATTAAGCTATATGATTCTACATCATCAAGATACAATCAAGATTTTATCATCACTAAGATCAATAGTTTGACTTCTTTTGAAGTAAATATTGGCTTTACTACTACAACAAATACAACTCTTACATCAATATATTCTTATCCTTATTCATATTCTTCTAACTCTGGCTCCATATCATTAGAAAATGAAAAAACTACATCAAGAATAGTACCAATTTATGGTGGAATTACGAACACTCTTTCTGCCAATGTACTTACATCTGATAATACAATTACAATTTCTAATGCAGTCAACTCTGGATTAAAGATAGGCGATTTTGTATCCATTGATAATGAAATTGTTAAGATTTCTGCTAACATAAATTCAAATATCATTCCTGTTTTTAGAGGTGTACTTGGTAGCATAATTGAACCACATACATCTGGTTCTGTTGTTAGAAAGATTGCACCAATTCCAACTGAATTTAGAAGACATTCCATCTTAAGAGCATCTGGACATACCTTTGAATATGTTGGATTTGGCCCAGGAAATTACTCTACTGCTTTACCTGACTCTCAAGATAGATTAATTACTCCACAAGAAGAGTTGCTTGCGCAATCATTTAAATCTGATGGTGGAATTAATGTATTCACTGGAATGAATAATGATGGTGATTTTTATATTGGAAATAAAAAAGTAAGTTCCGCAACTGGTCAGGAAGAAATATATGATGCTCCAATACCAACTGTTACTGGAGAAGACAAAAATGAAAGAACTGATATAATTAGTACTTCTGAAGTTAATATACTAAAATCAATTAAAGTAGAAGGTGGAATCAGTAAAGATGTCATCTCTAAATTTGATGGTCCTGTGGTATTCAATGATAAAATTACTTCAACATCCGATAAAGGAATAGAAGCTAATTCAGTATTTTTACAAGGATCCGTAAATGTATCTAGAAAAATAAGTGTAGGCATCGCCACGCCAATACTTATTGCAAACTCTGGTGACATTGATTTTAATGGAAACCCAAATAATGGTGGTTCAGCTGGTTGGATATTTACAGAACAAAATCAATGGAGAGAGTTTGCTCCAGTTAAAGATGGTAATGGTAGATATTGTGGAATTTGGAGCGGCACATTCTACGGTGATGGATCCAGTTTATCTGGCTTAGATCCTAGTTGGACCGTTCAACCTTCTGTGGGAATTTACACTGGTGCAAATGTTGGAATCGGAACTATCGCTACAACAAAAGCAAAATTAAGTGTAAATGGCATCTTAAATGTATCAGAAATAATTGAAAAGGCTACTATTGTTACTACTAGTTGGCCAACTCTTCTTCCATCAACCACTCCAGTTGACATATATATTGGTGACAACAATGTATATTATTATACTACTGCGCCTGTAGCAAACTGGACAATAAACTTTACTGGCGGTCCAGGCGTCAACTTAGGTGATATTTTGGAGGTTGGGCAATCTATTACCGTAGCATTCTTGGCTACAATTGGTACAGCTCCACTTTACAATAGTAATATAATAATTGATGGAAATACGGTCACACCTTTAACTAATGTTTATTATTATGGTGGAACACAATTTACCACTGGATATCTAAATGGAATTGATGTATATACATATGTAATTATTAGAAAATCTGCATCTGGTACTTTGAATGACCAATTTACAATATTAGCATCTCAATCAACTTACGGTAGATAAGATATGCCGATTATAGGAGCCATAGGAAATGCATCTGAATATGCATATCGTTCAAACTTAATATCTTCCCCTGATCCATTTGATTTTACTGATTTATTTAATATAGAACCAGGTGCAACCTACTACAGCGATTATGTAAAAATTACTGGAATAAAAAGTCGATTAAGAGTATCAATTAATCCTGGTACACTATATTCTATTTTTGCAGGTGTTTTTGATAATCAAAATGTAAACTCACTTGCTTTTGATAACCAATTCGCTACTGTAGCTAATTTTTCACAAGATCTTGATATAAATCTTAGATACACGAGTGATCCATCATTTATTAAAAATAATCAATCTATAAGATTATCTAGAGTAATAGCAGCTCCAATATTAGATATAGCATCATTTGATACCAGTGCGATTACTTTTGATGCATACAATCCTAGATTGAGTCAATCTTTTTTGCCCATCCCAACTGTCCCAGCAATTTATGGACAAACTTTGACTTCAATTGTTTCAATTGGAGCATCAGTCCAAGATTGGATTATAAAAGTAAGAGATGCTGATGTTATTCCCGATTTAATATCTTTTCCTGATGTCGTGAACATAAGAGCAGGGATAGCAACGACAACTGCATCTTATGTAATAAGTGGTCTTGAGAAAAATGTAATAGTTCCTGCAAATATTACTAGTTCAAATGGTGGTATCATTGTAGATAATATCAAACCATCAGTATTAACTACTGGAGTCCAAAATGGTACTATTATCAATTTAGATACAATATCACCCACAAACTATGGTGAAACTAAAACCATAGACTTTGCTGTAGGTACAGCCACAACAACATGGAAAGTTACAACTGAACCATTAGATCTATCGGCTACCTTTACTTTTTACGAAAGTGCTTCCTTACGACTATCTGCAACATCATTTAGACCAATTCCTAGTCCAGCTGAATCTGGGTTCCCATCTATTCCTTTGGCAAATTTATCTACTTTATATAATACAAATGTCCCTAGTACTACAGGATATCCACCTGCAAGATTTGAAATTGGTGGATTAAATGTTGGATTAGGAACACCTATAACTTTTACGAATGGTGCTCAATATAGTATTACTAGAGCTGGAACAACACTAGTTAAAGGATTCACAGATCCAGACCAACCAGTAATAAATGGCGATTCAATTAGAGTCCAATTGTCATCAGCAGCTACTTACAGTACAACAGTCACCACTACAGCTACAGTTGGAACTACAAGCCGACAAGTTTGGTCAATTACAACTATACCTGATCCTACGCCACCACCACCGCCACCACCACCAGGTCCGCCACCACCACCGCCACCACCACCAGCTACAAACAGTGTACAAAGATATTGGAATAATATTACAACTAATCACATTTATGGTCTTGGTGATGTAATATCTGGGAGTGTACAGGTCGATCAGGCATCAGCGGCATCAGCACTTTCTTATAATAGCAATGCTCCCTGTTTTATTGGAGATGAAAACAATGGAAATGATGCCCTTGTAAATACTCAAAGTGATGCTGGTGGAATATACTATTTTATAAGGCTAGTAAGAGCATATAATGTCAATTCGACTGGTCTTGTTCAAACTATTAGCGCAGGAGGAGGAGCAACTGTCACTGATTTGGGTTTTCAAGATATAGGACCTATACAAAGACCAAATGGTTTATTTTACAATAGATACAATCAAAGATTTAGAAATAACAATAATGGACAACCATCATTAGCAAGGTCTTGGCGATTCAATTATAATATTATTGGAGCATTTGAAGGTGGGTTCAAGTGCTATCAATCAAATCCTGGTGGAGCACAACCATTATATGTATTGTATTCTCATGCAGCAGAAGATCATTTAGTGAGTTTTTCTAGTTCTGAAGGAAGTCCAGGGTATACTCTACTTCAATCGTTAGGTTGGGCATACCCTGGGTCAATAGCTCAACCAGCTGGAACTCTGCCTTTATATAGACTATACATAGCACCTGATAATGATCATTTCTATACAACATCAGACGCTGAAAGAGCACTCACTCTTGCAAGAGCAGGTGTGGCAGATGAGGGTAGAATGGCTTGGGTTCCAGCATAAATAATAAAAAAGGGGATAGTGAACCTTTAGGAGAAAAATGGCATTAACCAAGAATTTCGTTGTAAGAAACGGTCTTGAAGTAGCAAATAATTTACTATTTGCCGATTCTGCTTTAAACACAGTTGGAGTTGGAACTACAGTTCCTCTTTACAATTTAGATGTTTTAGGTGATGTAGCATTAGAAAATCGTTTACTTGTTGGTGTATCCAGCTCACTTATAAAAGTCACTACAGGAATTGCATCTGCTGCTTCCCCTGGTGTAATTAGTGGAGTTAATACATCATTAATTAGGATCAATGATGTATTAACTGAAACAAATAATGCATATTTTAGAACTGACACTAGAGTAGCATCAATAGGTTCATCTATTATAAATTTAAATACCTCACATAAAAATAGTATTGGCTCAACCACTCTTACGATTTCTTTCAACCGTAGAGTAACTTCTGGAAACCAAGATAATGTTTTAGTTTCAAATGGAGAATATGGCGGCTCAGAATGGAAAGAAATCCAAAGTATTATAGCAATAAATGTAGAACAAAATGATGATGATGCAAATTACAATGTAATTTTTGCTGCTGCGGAGCCAGGTGTTGATGTAGAAAATACTATCAAAGTTGATGCAAATGGATTAGTATATAACCCATTTTCAAATAGACTTGGAATTGGTTGCACACCAACTGTTGAATTAGATGTAGTTGGAGACATCACTGCAACTGGAACAACAGATACAGATGAACTTAATGTATCGACTCAATCATCACTTGCGTCTGCTGAAGCCACATCTTTAACTGTAACTCCTGGAGATTCAAATTTAGAAAATGTTTTTGCTTCAGCTATAGAGGCAACTTCTTTTAGAATTGGTGGTCCTCCATCTGTTACTAATTTTCAAATAGAAAATTACAATTTTTTCAAACAACAGTCAACATTTTCTGCTACAGTAGGTATTGGAGCAACAATAGATTCATATAATTTATTGACCTCAAACTTTAAAGTAGCTGAATACACATTTTACATACAGAATGGAGCAAATATACAATCTCAGAAACTCTTATTGATGCAAAATGGAACTACTGCATTTTCAGAAGAATATGCAATCATGTACAACCCTAATATTATAGTTTCAATTGGAGCTACAATATCTGGAACTACCTGTAGAGTATTAGCAACTCCTGTAACTGGAACTGTTGGAATAGTAACTTATATGTTCACTAGAAGCACCTTAATATAACATGGAATACAAACACTATACTTTAAGTGTAACTCAACCTGAATATTGGCAAGAGATTCACAGCGAACTTTGCCATGAATCAGATTGTGAACATATTCCAAATAGATGTGTGGAATGTTCAGATGAAAAAGAACATAGTCCAACTAGAGGTACATTTTTACTCACAGAAGAAGAAGCTCAAGAATTAAATAATCACCCCAAAATTAAGTGGATAGAATTATCCACAATTCATTATCCAAAAATATATCCACAACCAGTTCCCACTTTACCTAGATGGCCGTCTGATGTAAAAATATACAGAGATCTGGATATCAATGGACCAGTAAGTAAACCAACAGTTCCACCATCACAAGATTTAAATAGAACTAATTGGGCAATAAAGAGAACACTATTAACAAAAAATTCGGATTTTTGGAATACCTCTACTGGAGAATTTGTCCCATCAGTTCTTGGTAATGTCAATTATACAATTAAAGGAAATAATGTAGATATTGTCATTCATGATTCTGGTATTTTACAGTATCACCCAGAATTTTTAGATTCCACTGGAAAATCTAGAGTTAGAGATATAGTTCTAGATGGACCATATTATATTGATCCAGTTTATTTCAATTCTATTGGAGCTACAATATTAAAACCAGATGGAAGAACAGGAATAACAAGAACAGCAGCAGTAAATTGGTGGCAAAATGGAGCAAATAGATCTCCTGCTTTTTCTGGTTTAGGGAACTTTCTTATTCCATCTTTATATACAGAAGAAAACACTCTTGGTGCCACATTAAATGGAACATGTGGAATGACAGATTCTCATGGAACTGCATGTGCATCTCTTTCTGCTGGGAAAAATTTTGGAACTGCATTTGAAGCAAACATTTGGAATATGTTTGGACCATCTAATAATCCATTATTTAATATGCCGATTGATTTGGCATATGATTTAATTAAAATATTTCATTTATATAAGCCAATAAACCCATCAACTGGGGTTAAAAATCCAACTATTGTTAATGGTAGTTATGCATATGTTGGTGGATTTACTGGAGCCGACACAATAAGTTATTCATTCAAAAATCAAGTAGGGACTTTTACTGGTAATGCTCCTGCGGTTGATCCATCTATGCCAGTATTATATGCAAAAGAATCTTTAACTAATAATATACTATCTAGAGTTGGCCAATATAGAACTTTTACTACCAGTGCTCCAGCTGATAGTATCGTGATAGCTGGCGAAGAAATGATGAATTCTGGAATTATATTTGTGGCAGCTGCTGGAAATCAAAACCAAAGAATAGGAATTGGATCAGATGATCCACATAGATTTGATTATTATGAAGATACTTTTTATGGGATATATCGTACTAATCCAGAATTTCCGGCAGGATGTGCTCCAAGTGGACATAGAGATTGGATGATACCATCTGGACTTGGATTCGATTCTGTTACAGATTTTCATCCTACTATTAATGTTGGTGCAATGGATGATTTTATAATTAGTGATTACTCAGAAAGAAAAACATTTTATTCTAGTAATGGACCTGGAATAGATGTTTGGGCACCAGCAGATGAAACTCTTGCTGCTGGCATTGCTGCATTAGATCCATTTTCTAGAGTTGACAATTCAATATTTTGCGATCGTTTATTTAATGGTACAAGTGCAGCTGCTCCAGTTGCGACTGGCGTAATTGCATTACATCTACAATTAAATCCAACTTCTTCATCTAGTCAAGTTAAAAATTGGTTGTTTACATCAGGATCTATAACTTTAACCAGTGAATACCTCGACCAATATCCAGATCCAGCAAGCCTAACTTATTGGTCTGGTCAATATAACATGAGAGGTGCTGCAAAAAGAGTGATATATAATCCATATGAAAATACTTTTGTTCCACCACCTCCTCCTCCGCCACCGCCACCACCTCCAGGACCACCACCACCTCCTCCACCACCTCCAGGTCCTCCATCTCCAGGTGTAGATGACATTTTCACTAAGCTTAGTATGTCAGGTGACGGCTTAAGTTTAGAAGGAATTTCAATACAATAAATATTTAAAAAAAAGAAATGTCGGATAAAAGCTTTGGTGCAAGAAGAATAAATCTGATTGGCGGACAAGAAGTTCCGAACATTACAAGTCAAAATGACTTGGACATTTTTGCTAACAAAGTTGCAATTAGCACTAATCTTAGCGTCGGAAGTTCCGTAACTGCAGTAGAGTATTACGGTGATGGCGTAAATTTAGCTGGAATTGTAACAAACTTAATTCCTGGTATTGGAATTGACCTGTTTCCAACTCAAACACCAGGAAATAAAGGTGAGGTTAAGATACAGGCGTATAAACCATTAGGTAAAACAATCTTTGTTACACAGAATGGTAATGACAATAATACTGGTTTAACTGAAAGTGACGCCAAGAAAACAATTAAAGCAGCAGCAACAGTAGCTGTATTTGGGGATACTATTAAAGTATATCCTGGAGTTTATGTTGAAGAGAACCCAATCGTTCTCAAAAAAACAGTTTCAGTAGAGGGAACAGAACTTAGAAACTGCGTTGTTACTCCAAAATACACATATCTTGATTTATTCCATGTCAATAATGGATGTCATATTACAGATATGAGTTATATTGGACCAAATATGACTGATGGTGCCGCAGTTGTAGCACTACAACCTCTTCAAGGTGTTGCAGTAGATAGATATTTTGATGCTGCAAGAATGATAAGAGTCAATCTTGATTATATTGCAAGAGAGTCTGTTGGATTCCTCACAAGTGGATTTAGTGGTTTTGCTGGAAGTCACAGAGAACAAGATGCAGCAAAACTTATAGATAAGAATTTAAATTATATTTCAGCAGAAGCAGTTGGATTTTTGACAGCGCCAACTGGATATAATTTCGCACTTTCAAGTGGAGATTATACAAACTGCAAGGAAGATGTTGTAAGTATAATGAGTGCAGTTTCTTATGACTTAAAAGCAAATAGTAATCGTAAGTCAGTTGGTGCGGCGCTCTCATACTTCAATAGTTCTGGTGGATTAATTCATATTACAGGTATTGCAACACAACAAGCAACAATTGCTGCATTAGATTATGCAGTTGGAATTGCTAAATCCGTAATCAATAATGTAGTACCACCACTTTCATATCAATCTGGAATTAGCAGTGTTTCTCAAGTCATTGATCCATCTGTAATTGCAGTTGCAGGTGGATGCGTTGGAGTTGGAACTACAATTGCTCAGCTTGTTGGTATTGTCACACAAGCAATTGGAGCAGCAAGTACAAGTGGACTACCTTCGATTCGTTTTGGTGTAACACTAGAAAGCAAAGATTGCTCAGATGATATAAAAGATATTTGGAAATGTGTCATACATGACATCACAAGAGGTGGAAATTCTCGCTCCGTTGACGCAGGAAAATCATATTATGACTCAAATTGGAACTTAATTCCACAGATTCTTAAAAATCCCAATGAGGTTAACCAGACAGTTGCCACACTAGATTATTCATTTGGTATTGCTCGCTCTGTAATCAATAACTCAACATGGGGAGGATATCCTGTTGGACTAGGTACAACAGTAGCAAATGCTGTATATAACAATATAACAGGAGTAACTTCAATCACTGCATTGAATCATGGACTATCATTAGATGATGCAGTAAAAATTGTTGGATTAGGATTTACTTGTCCTTCTGGTCCAGGCACTGTCACTTATCCATCGGGATCTTTAGGTTACATATTCAATGTATTAAGAGTTGTAGATAGTAATAATTTTGAAGTTATAGTTGGACAGTCCACTCTTCCACATACTTATGTTTCTGGCGGAAATGTACAAAAATATACTAATTACCAGAATCAAATTTCCCAAGTAAAAGATCTTGGGATGCAAAAGGATCCATTGACTGGATTTAATAATGGAGTAAATGGTTGTGCCAATGTCGTCTCTGCAATGAGATCTTGTGTTGGAATTGTAACAAGTATTGTTGGATATGGATCAACTGCTTTTACATCAGTAGGTATCAGAACCACATATCCAGGAAATTCTGGAATTGGATTCACATCTATTCTCGGGATTACTTCGGCAGTATATGATGAAGTATCTGGTAAATTGACTGTAATTTCACCGGGGATCAAAGCAATAAAAGGCGAATCGGTAGAAATAAGAAATCTAGCATTCAGCTGCAGTTCAGGTGGAAGTGGAATATCAACTCAATCATTTCCTTCTGGTAGATATGGATATGATTTCTTTATTGATAAAGTAAATAACGATGGTTCATTTGAAGTCTATGTTGGAGCATCAACCTTACCTCACACTTATGCTGGAGGTGGATTCGTATTAGATAGAACAGTTGCTATAACAACCGCAACTTATAATCATGTGACTGGAATTACAACAATTAAAGCAAATGGACTTTCAATTGAAACTGGAGATTTGGTAAAAATTAGAGGATTACAATTCTCTTGTTCAAGTGGAAGTGGAACTACAACAATATATCCAACTGGAAATAATGGATATGAATTTAGAGTTTTAGATATAGTAATAGATAAACCATTCAGCGTTACAAATGCACTTTATACTAATACTACTGGTATTGTAACCGTAACTGCTCCTGGTATAGCAGTAACATATAATGACTTAGTAGAATTAAGAGATTTAGAATTCAGTTGCCCAGATAGTCCTCCAAATCTAAAATACCCCACTGGGAACAATGGATATGAGTTTAGAGTATTAAGTTCAATTGGATCCACTTTTACTGTAAATGTTGGTCCTTCAACAATTCCTCATACTTATGTTTCTGGTGGAACTGTAATAAATAGAAGCCAAACTGCTAATGATACTTTTACGATTAATGTTGGACCTTCAACTATTCCACATAATTATGTTTCTGGTGGAATAGCAATTCCTGAATTTTCTAGAGGAGTTGGGCCAATTACTCAAGGTCCTTACATTAGAAACTGTACTAATTTCATTGGCGATAGTATCGGAATGAAAGTGGATGGATTTGCTGCTGAACCTGGCGATCAAGATGATATTGGTGTAACTGGAACTATGAGTGTTGACTCTTACACTCAATATAACCAAAATGGAATTGGAGTTTCAATTACAAATGGAGCATATGCTCAGTTAGTTTCTATATTTACTATCTGTAATGATATTGCGATTTATACTGCTTCTGGTGGACAATGCGACTTAACAAACTCTAATGCTTCATTTGGTAATTATGGGTTATATTCAAGTGGAGTTGGCGATAAAAACTCAAAGTCGATATATCGTTATACTGGAAAAATTGTAGAGCCTGCTGCAATTGAGACTGATACTATAGTTGTTTCTGGACTTGGGACATATCGTCCATATGATGGACAAGCATTATACTTTGGTGAATTGTATAGTACAGTCCAAACAATAGTCATGGAAAATCTGGGTTCAGGTTATTCTCAAGGACTACCACCTAGAGTTACAATTGGATTCCCAGAAGGACCTAGTGGAATTCGTGCAGAAGGATCTGCCAATGTAGATGCATTTGGTAGAGTCACATCAATTGATGTTATTAGTACTGGAAGTCAATATTTGGCTGCTCCAACTGTAACTATAGATCCTCCTCCTGGTGGAATTGGCATTCAAGCCACAGCAAGTTCTACATTATATCCAACTTACTATAATATTGCAACAGCATCAGAGCCTGTAAATGGAACTTCAACTATAGTATTAACACAGACTCTAAATAATACAGTTGGAACTGGAACTACAGTTTATTTCAGTAGATTGAGTTTACAAATTGCGACTACTATTTCATTTGAATGGATTGGTGCTGGTACAAATATCAATACTGCGAAACCTGCGCTAGGTGGAATTACCATCCCAGATAATGAAGTTGTGAAATTAAATGGCGGACAAGTAGTTTACACTAGTACTAACCAAGCTGGTAACTTTAAAATTGGTGATGACATTACTGTAAATCAATTAACTGGAACGATTACTGGAAGATCATTCGATCAAAGTTTGTTAAATACAATAACACCTTTAATCATTGCATTAGGTAAATAAAAAATGGCAGCAATTGCACTTAATAGATTTAAAACAATTAGGGTTGGAGTTACAACTGAAATGGTTGGGATATATACATGCCCAATCGGAGTTGCTTCAATTATAATTCTATCTCAGGTCACGAATGTTTCCACCGCAGGAACTACATATAATGTAACTGCTGTACATTCTCGTGACCTTCTTTTGCAGCCAGCTGAAATAAAAGCTGATTATAAATTCGCTAATGGAGTTGATATACCAGCTAATGACAGTGTTTCCTTAATACCAGATGGTAGATTAGCCTTGGAAACATATGATGTGATTAAAATACAAGGCAATCAGAATGGAGTCCTTGAGTTAATCCTAAGTGTCCTAGAAACTGCTAAGAAGTAAAATAAATGACTAAGTATACTTCAGGAAGAGTAAAAAGATTTCCACAATCGGGAATCACTTCAGATAGATACCAATTCTTAGGATTGGAGCAAGCTGAACCAGATCTTGGGGATCCTCTTGTTGGAGTATCTTCCATAGGAACTAACCCATTTCCACCTGGGACAAAATTAACTGATGATCATTATATATTAACTGCAGTTGAGGGATATACTGGAAAGAGATTCTGGATACCAAGTACAGATTTAATAGTACAAGGAATTCAAGGGACGCAGGGGACTCAAGGAACTCAAGGAACTCAAGGTACCCAAGGAAGTTCTGGTCCTACTATAAAAATTATCGGTTTAATTCCAGATGTTTTATCTTTTGGGCCAGGAAACGAAAATATTGCCCTAAATGATTTTGTAAACAATAATGTAGAGCCGATTGGTGGATATACATTATTGCCAGGAGACGGCATTTTAGATGATGCCACAGATGAATTTTGGGTTTGGATTAATCCAGTTGATCAGTGGATTAATGTAGGAAAAATAAGAGGTCCACAAGGAACCCAAGGAACCCAAGGTATCGGTGGAGTGGGAGGTACCCAAGGTACCCAAGGTGCTCAAGGTATCCAAGGTGCTCAAGGTATCCAAGGTGCTCAAGGTTGTCAGGGAACTCAGGGCAATCAGGGCATTCAAGGTTTAAGTGCAACTGGATTTCAAGGTACTCAAGGAACTCAAGGTCTTCAAGGCAACCAAGGTCTTCAAGGAACCCAAGGTCTCCAGGGCGATCAAGGTACTCAAGGTACCCAAGGTCTACAGGGAATTCAAGGAACTCAAGGTATTCAAGGTGTCCAAGGTCTTCAGGGAACATCAGTTCAAGGCATCCAAGGAACCCAAGGTACTCAAGGAACACAAGGTTTAAGTGGTACTGGAAATCAAGGTACACAAGGAACCCAAGGTCTTCAAGGAACCCAAGGTACTGAAGGTTCACAAGGACTCCAAGGTACACAAGGGACCCAAGGTTTAAGCAACCAGGGAATCCAAGGTACTGAAGGTTCACAAGGACTCCAAGGTACACAAGGGACCCAAGGTTTAAGCAACCAGGGTATCCAAGGCACACAAGGAACTCAAGGAACACAAGGTTTAAGTGGTACTGGAAATCAAGGCACACAAGGAACTCAAGGTCTTCAGGGCACTCAAGGTACTCAAGGAACACAAGGTTTAAGTGGTACTGGAAATCAAGGCACACAAGGAACCCAAGGACTTCAAGGCACTCAAGGAACTCAAGGTTCTCAAGGTTTAAGTGGTACTGGAAATCAAGGCACACAAGGAA